TCCTCGTAGCCCTCTAGAAAATTAGTCATTTGATTAGCTCAGCATCGCGTAGCGCTTTTGCAATATTGCGCCCTCTTACAAAGCCCTCACCGTGGCCGTGTTTAAAACCGATTGAGTAGCCAATAACCATAAACATAAAGCCCATACCGCAGGCTCCTAAACCAATCAAAATATCTAAAATATTCATATATCTGCCCTTTGTTAAGGCCGATCAAGCTACTAACCGAGTAGCCCTCTCAGCGTGTAACAAAAGTATGGGGCTTAGCACCGACAAAAGGCAATACGACACGCCTAGCGGCTTAATCTATCCTCTAACAGCATCTCGTAAATCTTATCCACCCGTGCCTCTATACGGTCAACCCGCCCCCTCAGGTTATGGCCGCCGTTGCCGTCAGGCCGTAGCTCCGATAGGTAATACTTAACAAGGTGGCGTATAAGCCCAGCCATTAACCCCAAAATAGTACAGCTGCCTAAAGCTATACCAATTAACAGCTGGGCCTGTTCCATTACTTAGCGCCTATGCCTATTTGCTTTTCGCTTGGCTGCAAGGCCTTAAGAATTGGCCCAATAAGGCCTGCAATAAAAGCGTTAGCTAGTACTTTTGGATCAGTAATACCTGATATATACAAGGCACCTACGCACGACAAAGCCGCACGTAAATAAGATAGGCCCGCGGCCTTTAATTGCGCGCTCAATTTGAGTCCGCCCAGGTAATAACATTAAAAGTAAAAGACGGCGTAGTACCTTCGATTACGTAGACGACTCGTAGGTTATCTGTAAAAGCGCTTGTCAATCGGATGACTTCTCTAGTTACTCCGCTTGCTGTAGCAAAGGTCGCGATAGTGTTGTAATTAGTGCCGTCTACCGTATCTTGCACAGCTACGCTAAGACTTGGCAGGGTGCCACTAGCTGCCGTTACATTTAATTGTAAAACTAATTGCCGTGCAGCTGCAAAACCTGTAACCGCTGTACCTGCCGCTGTTGTCGTTCTTGCAGCTGAGGCCAAAAGGGTTACCGTACTTGCAGGGATATTAGCTTGTTGTATGTCACTCATTGTTTACTCCGTCTAGCCCTAATTTTTTTATTAACTCTGCAACCTTTGCAGGGCCAATATTAACCTCAAAGTGCATTTCATCTTTGCGGTTTTTGTAATCGCCACCCCAGGTTAAACCATATTTTTTTGCCAGGGCGCGGATCATAGGTACTTTTCCAGCCTCAAACGTGCCTACTTTGCCCAAAGCGTGCTGTGTGGCGTTTAGGTCTATGGCTGTACCTGAGCTGTGGTTGCTTAGTTTTGTTGCTTCACCTCGCACCATGCGGTAACAGTAGCCCCAATCATCTAAGCCGCCTGTGTCTATTGGCTCAATTAGTGTATGAAACTCAGCTGCAAAGCCAACGAGCAACGGTGCAACCTTTTCAGCGCACCGCAGCTTAATTGTTGTGCCAGGCACAGGGTAAGACTTTATGCCTATCTCAGCCTGATCCTTTGAGGCTGGCCAGCCGTTGTAACTTGTAAGCATTAAAAGCTCAAAGCTGCTAATTCATCAAGAGTTAAACCTAGTGCTTTTAATTTAGCTTGTGCGCTTGCTTTAGCTGCTATTGCCTCAGCTTGTAATTGTGCATTTTCCGCATTTAAATCGGTTTTAGCCTGATCTAATTCTACTTTTGTAAAATCTGCATTAGTAAAAGTTTGGCCGTTATTACAGGTAATTATAAAATCTGACTCATCACCGTCAATAGTTGCCTCTGTAATGCCGTGCTTTTTTTGCAATAATTTATAAATATGGTCAATTTTCATTACGCACCTATTTCCATTAAAGTTATGCTGATTGGCTTCGAAGCACCGTCTGATGCATACATTGTTGTTCCAGCAGCCATTTTGAATTGAAGTTTGTAGGTTGTGGCAGACGTTGTTGCTGGGCTGTCGTAGGTGATCATTGTAACTCCAGCATAAACGTCACCGATTAAAGTACCCCCCGTGCCACCTGATACGTATTTTCCTGTATAAGCACTACTAATTTCTGTGCTTGTTCTGACCGTGTTAATTTCGCCGTAAGCGGTTGTGCCGCCTGATACCGATACATAAGCACCTGGTAAATTTGAAAGAACAAGAACTTTACTTAAAGCAGAACTTGGAGTAATTGTTGCGGATGCCCCTGTTATATCTACGTAACTTGTTGATGTAGTTGAACGTGATGCTGCAACTATTGTATTAACAACTTGCAAAATCTTACCGCCGCCAGCGGCCGCCGCCCATTTTAATCCTGTTGCTGTTGTTGAGTCTGCCGTGAGTACCGTGTTATTCGCCCCAACGGTTAAGTTATCAAAAGTTTGTGATCCAGTACCTACAATTAAATCACCTTTGGCAGCTATCTCTGTGGCCATTGAGTTTGTAATAGTCACTGTGCCTGAGGTACCGCCGCCGCTAATACCTACGCCAGCGGTTACGCCTTCAATATCACCCGTTGCACCTGATGCAACCCAAGCTGCACCGTCATAATACCAAAGGCCATTAGTATCTTTTGTAAAGGCAAATTGTCCCTCTTGTGGTGAGGTAATTGCAGCATTACGAGCTGCGGCGCTAGCAAATACCAATACTCCTTGCATCAAATAGCCGTTTACGTCAGCTGCCGTTAGTACCTCGCCAGTTGTAAAGGTTTTAAAACCTAATCCAGCTGCCATAATTTGCTCCTTAGTAAGCCAATACGCCGCTGTCAAGCAAGCCGTATAGGGATGAGTCTAATATAAAGCCGTCAATAATCGGCTCTAAAGTGGTGAGTGTTGTTTTCCAGCTATTAGGCGTAATGTTTTGAGCTACGCCAAACACCTGCAAAGTCTTAGTGAGGGTTGATCCGCCTGGCTGATTAGTTGTAATGGTTACTGGGTCAAAGTAATCAAGCCCCAAAGCTGCAACCGTGCCAGCTGTGTAATTGTCTGTATATAAATCTAATTTAATGGCATCACAACGTATAGAGGTCTCAGCCCTAGAGGCCACGTAAGCACGGGCATAGTCCAGGGCTACCGCATCAGTTTGCATCAGTAGGTTTTGTTGGTTGTAGCTGTGAATAAAGTACTTATCTATGCTGGCCTGATTTATAGCTGTTTGAGCCGTGCCGCCTGTACGGGTAATAGAGGCTGAGTTATATACCAAAGTGTCATCAAGGCGCCAAACAGCATCAAAGTAACTAATATTCGTGCCGTTATCGTTAAACACAACAGGGGCTTTACCTGTGCTGCCCGCCGTTACAGCTCTATCCTGAAACACAAACGAGCCAGCCGCATCTACGTATAGGGCGCCGTACTCGCTTGTCTCTACTGTCTGCATAGCTGCAAGGCTTGTACGAGCTGTGCCAGGATCAGCCTGCATTGTGGTTAACCCTGCATCAACATCGCGCATAGTGGCAGGCCAGCTAATAGCGTCCAATAAGTTATTTATTCTTGCACCGCTTAACTGGCCCGCTGAGGTACCTGCCACGGTGCTAATTTGTGCGTTTTGTGCAAGCCTAAAGGCATCCACAGCTGTAATAGTTGTATATACAACATCATTAGCGTTACGTGGTGTCGTTGTTGTGTAGCTTGTAATAAAACCTGCAAAGATTGGATAAGTAACGGCGCCGTAAGTGGCTGTAATCTGCACCTTACGCATGGGGGTCAATAAGTTGTAATACGGTGAGCTAGGGTTTTGCGGGTTAAAGTCTCCGTTTTGGTCAACAATACGCATAGTAAGGGTACCTGTTTGGAATTGGTCAGCCTGTGGGTTTCGCCCACGCATAGTTTGTATGCTGTCCACAACGTTAGAAACATCAACAATTACTGAGGCGCTATCTGCCAAAATATTGGTGCCCAATATGCCGCTGTCTAAAATCATAGCCTGAGCAAAACTAGGGCCTGTACTAAAGTTAATAACCGCGTTAATTACTGGGATTGTCATACAGCGATAGCCCCTGCATAACTGAGGTTATTACCAAACCTATTATTTTGTTGTACGGCGTTTTGTACAACCTCAATAAGGCCGCTTGTCCTATCTATGACCTCTACCGTTACTTTACTGGCAGACTCAGCGGTTCTAAAGGATTGCAGCGCCCCGCTTGTGTCGGTAGTCATACCTAATTTAGCCATATACAGCTGCAAGGCAGCCTCATCAGCTGCATTTTGCTGGTCTAGTAAATCTGCAAAAGCATTAGCTCGTGCCGTTGCCGCATCTGCATATTCCAGGATTGCCGATACTGAGGCCTTTGCCGCTACGTCTTTGCTAATAGGTTCTATATAATCTCCTACAGGGATACCTGAGCCTAGTGATCCGCTTGTAGCTGGCTTGCTCAAAGATTGAGCATTAGCTACACCAAGCAGCCGTAGCATCTCCTCAATTTTAAGTAAAGCCATATTTAGGTTGTTTTGGTCAATAAGCTCTTTAGGTTTAAAAGCATCAAGAATATTTTTAATATCGGTTAATTTTAGGCTTTGGTTTTGTAGCGTGCCTAAAATCTGCAAATCTTTGTTTAATTTTTCGGCTAAGCGCGTTGCCGCAGCTACATCCTTATTGGCTATTGCATCCTCTAGCGCCAATATATCTTGCTTAATCGTCAGGCGTACAAGGTCATTTGCCAGCTGCAAGCGTTGCTGATCACTAGCCGCTACACCTAGCTTGTTAATCTCATCTTGTTTAGCCAGCAAGGCAGCTTGTATTTGAATAGCATCAAGGTTAAATACATCCTGGCCTTTACCTAAAGCCAGGGCAGCCTTATCCAGGGCCGCCTGTTCTTTCTTTGCCTTAGCTGTTGCAGCTGCGCTTTTAGCCTGTGCGTTAGCCAATTTAGCAAGCTCTTTGTTACGCTTAATTGCATCTAGCTCAGCCTTTTTACTAGCTGCCAAAGCTGCGCGGCCTGTGTCTTGATTGGCCAAACTCATAGGCTGGCTAAACGGCTGTGGGCCTTTAATCTCTTTTAGTAGTTCAGCTGCACGCTGTGGGCTAAAACGGCCTAATACGTTGCCTACGGCACCAAAAACGCCCTTGACTATGCCTGCCCCTGGGATAGTTGCTATTTGCTCTTTTAGGTAAACGATACTGTCAATAAAATTAGCTAGTGACTTTGCGGCGTTTTCTATATCTTTGCCTAAATTGTCTATTCCGTCACTACCGCCTACTGAGTCAATAGCTCCTAAAAGGCTAGTGCCAATAATCTCTTTAGCGTTGTTTGTTGCAACAGCCAAAAGGCTCATTTGTCCAATATAAGTATCAAGGGCAGCTTTACCTGATCCAGCAAAACGATCAGTAATTATTTGCTGTATTTGGTCAAACGACATAGCCGCCAACTCAGCCTGTGTATATCCTAAATCTAATTGCTTTAATGCTTTTTTGTTGCCAACGTAAGCTTGTGCCAATAAGTCAACGCTAGAGGCGTAGTCAAGAGTTGAGCCGCTAGAGACGTCAAAAGCCAGGGCCAAAAGCTTTTCAGTTTTAGCTACTGATCCAGTTACACCTGCAAGTTGAGCAAAGGCTGGGCGTAGTTGGTCATCAAGCACGCCTGTTTGGCTTTGCATCTTAGATATAAAGCTTTCAGCATCAACAGCTGCGTAAGCTAAACCTACGTTTTTTAAAGTGTTAGCTAATAACCTTTGAGCTTTAATATCCTCGCTGGCTGCCTTAACTGAGGCTTTGCCATAAGCCAAAACGGCAGCTGCGCTGAGGGTGACCCCTAACGTGCGGCCTAAGTTTTTTACGCTGCCTGTAAGTTTTTTAGTGGCTTTGTCAGCATCAGCAAAAGACTTTTTACCTAAAAACTGGCTGGCAATATTTATTACTAGATCGGTGGCCATTACGCTGCCCTCTTTGTTAGCTCATAAAAGTTAGCCGCTGAGG